ATCGCAAGACTCGTAAGTTCCACGACTCACTTGTCACGGGTGCGTTGGAGCTGTGCGACATGGTCAAGCACCTCAACATCATCAACGACCACACACTTGACCAAGCGCGTGTGGGACTCATGCAAGCCCTGCAAGGGGTGGACGCTAAAGAGTTACGCACTAACGAGGCTGTACGTGATGACGTGCGCAAGAACGTGGACGCGCTGCTCGACAAGTTTAACTTTTAATTAACGAGGGCACACGCCCTCATTTCCAAGGAGAGAGCTATGTATAAAGACTTAACACCACACGAGCGTGTGACTGCTGTTGGTATCGACCTTACACGTAACGCGCTGTTTGCGCAGCTTAGTGGCGTGGCAATGGTGGGTAAGGTGGAGATCACTGACCGTCTGCCCACGGCTGCAACTAATGGTCGTGATGAGTATTACAACCCTGACTTCGTGCTTGCACAGAACCGCAAGCAGTTGCGCTATGTCCGCATCCACGAGAACTTACACAAGTTGCTCAAGCACTGTGTCGAGTACAGAGATGTTTGCAAGCGTTACCCCAAGCTGTCCAACATAGCGATGGATCACGTCATCAACCTCACCATCGAGGAGATTGATCCTAACTTCACGTGGGTCGAGCGCCCCACAATCAAGCCATACGTTAATACCAGATACAAAGGCTGGAGTTTCCTGCGTGTGCTGCGTGACTTGATTGATCAGGGTGGCGAGGATGACGGCGATGATGAGGGTGGCTTCGATGATCACTTGTTCGATGAGCTTGATGAGGGTGAGGCTGAGAAAGCACATCGACAGATCGACGAGGCAGCACGTCAGGGCAAGCTGCTTGCTGACAAGTTAGCAGGTGATGGCAAGGGTGGCAGCAAGCTCGACCTCAACGCTACAAAACGTAACACCGAGTGGCGTCAACATTTTCGTGAGTTCTTCGACGCTATCTGTAAGGGTGATGAGCACTCGCGTTTTGTCCCGCCCAACAAGCGCTTCGCCCCACTTGGCATCTTGCTGCCCTCGCACTTCTCATACAACAAAGGCGAGATCATTATCGCGGGTGACACATCAGGCTCGATGGGGCCGATCTACCCCATCTTGTTCGGTGAGATTGCACAGATCGCACAGACTGTTATGCCCGATGCACTGCGCGTTATCTGGTGGGACACGTCCGTGTGTGGCGAGCAGTTGTTCAAGCCCGACGAGTATCACTCGATTGCTACGCTCATGAAGCCAATGGGTGGGGGCGGCACGACACCGCAGTGTGTTGTGAAGTATATCGCTGAGAAGCAGTACAAGCCACGTGCAGTTATCTGGCTGACCGATGGCTATCTCGATGGGAACAATGCAGTCGTGCCTTGCGCTGCGTTGTGGGGCATCGTTGACAACGAGTCCTTCGTCCCTCCGCAGGGTAAAGCAATCCACATCAAAGGAAGGATTTAATCATGAGCCAACTTGACCTCTTTCAACCAGTGTCACTTTCTTCTTACCCCAAACAGGAGCACATCATGGAACAAACCAAACCAGTTCAGCAGCAGTTACCTGCCATCACGCTAAAGACCATCGAGCAAGCAATTCGATTACTAAATGCCACGGGTTGCAAATACAAAGTTATAGCAACCGATGGTCAAGAGTTCGGGGAGCTTGAGATTGTTCGTGCACCCGCTAAGAAAAAGAAACAGTTTGGCAAGCTGTATCCATACGGCGCAATGCACAAACACTATCACCCATACTTGGCTTCACTACAAGTTGGTGATGTTGCGTGTATACCCGTCACACCTTTCGATGCGAACTCACTACAAAGTTCTATAACAGGCTGGGCTTCCAAACATTGGGGGCCAAAGACTTACAAGACCTGTGTGTCCAATAACGAAGTTCAGGTTTTGCGCGTCGAATAAATACATGAGTAGACATGATGTCTACTCAACAACAACTTTTCAAGGAGAGTAACTATGGGATATAGATCAGATGTTGCGTATGTCATAAAGTTCAAATCGTTTGATGATCGTGAAGCGTTCATTGCACTCATGCTAGCTAAGAACGACCCCAACATTTATCAAGCTGTTAATGAGACTAAGCACGACTACAAAGAAGAACCGCTCATCACCTTTGAAGTAGACGATGAGAAGTGGTATCCAGACTTCCCTGATGTTCAAGCGCACGAGCAGTTATATAAAGACGCGCATCAGTATTTTGAAGCTGACTATCGCTTCCTCGCGATTGGTGAGGACGGCGCTGAGACTTATGACGAGGTGGATAACAACGGCGGGATGTATGACTACATCTACGCAGTGCATCGTTTAGCAACTAACTTTGGAGAGTAATCATGGCATTTTCAGCAAACGTATGGGCATTACCCGCAATCACATCGTACGAACACGCCAAGAAGTGGTTTGATAAAACACCTAAGCCTCCACGTTCAAAGAAGTGGAGCAACCACGAGCGACCGCTCAAGAATGTATCATCATGGCAGTACAGACTTGAGCGCGGCGAAGATGACGCCTACTTCGACGTGTGTCTGTATCACACTAAGATGATCCGCTATCTCAAGCCCGATCAGCACGGCTATCGTGTTGTGTATATCCGTGGGCATGACTCGCTAACTTCTCGTAAGTTTATTGCACGGAACGTGGTGGGTTGCTACGGTGGACAGGTAGCGAGCTTTATGGGTGAGGACGGCAAGCAGTATGTCGTACCGTTTAACCACGTCGTGCATAAGCATTACAAGCGCGATCATCCAGAGATCAAGCACGGGAACGAGTTGTTTTCAACCATGCTCACGTTCACTTCGACAGGCAAACTCGTCGTCAGTGCATCCGATCACATCCCCGTGTGCAAGCGTGTGGTGTCTGATGAGCGTAGACAGGAACGTGCTGCGTTCCGTAAGCAGATTGAAACCATCAAGCTCTTGGCAACGTATCGCTTGGATTCATACCGTGAAAACGCGCAGTGGGATTCACGAAGGTTATTCAGTAAGTCACTGGCAACCAAAGAGATAAATAACTTACAACGTACCCTTCGCATCAGCGAGCTAGAGGAGCAGACCGAGTTCATCCTCAACGAGTTGGGTCAGCTTGTTTTCGATAACTTGTACTCAACGTATCTCACAAACAATGACCTGATAAGTGGCAGTCGTTATTCGATGCGCGGTATGTCACTTCGTGACTCTCCAGAGGCACATGCGTCTAATATCACGGCTAAGCAGTTCCTCGCTGCGCTTGAACGAGCGCTATTAAAAGCAGTCAGACTCGATGAGCCTGACACGTTTGAGGCACTGCCTAAATTTGCTGAGCTACCACGTAAGTTCTTTTGGTAACAATAAAGGAAAGATATGAAAGATATAAGCGAACACTTACACAACGCACACAGGGAGTTGAAAAATGTGTACGAGTACGTTAACGAGAGGCGTTATGAACAGGCACTGCATCATGCAAACGAAGCCTTGTTTCATTCACGCTGTGCAGTGTTATGGTTAAAGGAGCGTATGGATGACCCCACAGCCCCTGACCGATAAACAACTCAAGGTACTCAAGTACGTTAAGAAACGAGTGACCCCACCAACCGTAAGAGAAATTGCGTTGCAGGTGCAGCTAGACAAGAACACTGTCTACTCATTGATGACCAGACTCACGCGGTTGGGGTGCGTTGAAAGTTTCTTAAAGTTTATAACGATGGAACCCACAAAACAGGAGAAGTTATTTCAGAAAAACGAAGACCAGATGTATTGCAAGAAGTTTGCCAAGACAAGGGTGACCATACCCGAACCTTTTTTCAGTGATCCATTCAACATGACAGGAGCAAGAGATGCACATCAAAACAACAAGCGAAAGCACAAACGTACTCGAAACGTTCAAAAGACAGTGGCGTCTTCTTAAACAACCGTACCCGTGGAAAGATCCAAAAGTTGTTGCAGAGCGCAAGCGTATTGCTGCACTGGACAGAGCGCGTATTGAGTTCAGACTAAGTGGAGGTGAATCATGAATGAGTACGACAAGCTACGTGATGAGTTTGCCAAAGCTGCCATCACGGGAATACTCGCAGGGCGTTGGGGGCAGATGCCCCACACGTCACCAGAGAAAGCGTTTGCTGATTTTGCATACCGCATAGCAGACGCCATGCTCAAGAGGAGAGAACACCGTGAGCCTCTTGAATGATCTGTTTGCCGAAGCCCACGACGAGGTGTTGCAGGAGTTGTGGGACAGAAAGCTAATCCAGTTGTGGCGAGCACCGCGTCATATGTACACAAGCAAAGCAGTTCCTATGTTTGTGGAAGAAAACAATATCACGTACGAGAAGTTCAACACACTCAAGCGAACGCCACGTTATGGCAAGCAGCACTGGACAACTATTGCGCGTTTTATAGCAGCGTATTTACCCAAGCTCAGCGATAAGTTGTGGGAGGGCAAGATGAATGATGATGAGCTTGTTGCGTGGTTAGGTAAGAGCAAGATAGATACGTTGATGAACATGGTGGACTCGCACATAACATCAAAGGAGTCAAGAGAAAGGAAGAGGGATAGCAATACACTTGCTAAAACATACCTGCAAGGAAAGGTTTATAACGCTACAGTCGTCGGCCATTTACGTAGTTCGTGGTCAACAGTAAAAGGAAAATCTAAATGAGTTTGATGAATCTAAATAAAGCAGCAGACACAGAAACACAACCTATATTTATTTTGCGCGGTGTGCCGTACTACCCACACTACACCGACAAACATAAATGGGTAGGGCCGGGGCATTGGACAAAGCGTGAGGAGTACACCACGACTGAGTTAGCAGAAGCACACGCACGTCTTACGACGATGCAGTTATGGAAACGATCATGGACTGATGAAGTGAAAGGATGGAGGATTTTATGAACCACGACCCCGTTAATCACCCCAAGCATTACACCGAGCACCCTAGCGGTGTCGAGTGTATCGAGATTACCGAGCATATGAATTTCTGTGTAGGAAATGCTATTAAATATTTATGGCGAGCTGGCCTGAAAGGTGAGCAGGTTGAGGACTTGCGTAAAGCACGTTGGTATATCGACCGTGAGATTGCACGGATACTGAACAACGCAGACGAGCCTCCTTTTATGAAGAGGAGTGAGGAATGAGTCCCGCGCATAGGTTCGCCATGTTGGCCGCATGGCTTGAGGGTTACGCCGAGGGCTTGCCTGACTACTGTACTGCTGAGAAGTTCAAGATTAAAGAAGCAGCAGAGTTGTTAATGGAAGTGTACGAGCAGCGCATGAAGGAGAAGGAAACATGGAAACAACATGCGGG